TGAAAAATTGCTTTTTGACCAAATCTAAATCTTGAAAGTAAAAATAGCGCAGCTGCTCCACCTATTAGTAATAAAATATTCCGCATTTTATGACTGCTGCGGCTTTTTGATCCTTATCGTTTGTCTTAAGCTAAGTTACTACAAAATATTAATCAAAAAAAGAATTTTATAAATTTGTAGTTTTTACTTCAATCTTAAGCGGCTCTATATGGCCGCTGTTTAGATTGAAGTAAAGTTACTAAAAAAATTTGATATTTCGTATAAAAACAGGCCAAAATTTATTAACAATTTCACCTGTATTGACCTTCATATAACAAAATAAGGTGTAAAAGCGTAAAAAAAAAGCCTAGCGTAGAAACGCCAGGCTTTTCCTTAACCAACTCTGTCTGCTTATGTATACAAATTTACATATTTTTTTGAAAATCACGTATTAGCCATGTTCGGCACTCAAATTTTTTCGTTTCTTTATCGTACCAATTTATATACCAAGCACCTAAATTAAGGCAAAATTGGCCAAATTTAGTCCTATTGGCTATGTTCCTATATTTTCTCGGTCTTTTTGTTCCTGGCTTAAAAAAAACTATCGCTGTCTCGTATTTTTTATGCATTTTGTACTATTTTAGCAATGAATACAGGTGATTGCGGTTAGTATCGTAGTCGTTTGTCTGGGCCGGTCGAGTTCACTCCCGGCCCTTTTTTTTTACCTAAAAAGGCAAGTCATCTGTCTGATCTTCGCCTTGACTAGCTTGCGGTGTTAATGGCACCTGATCTTGAACTGATAGCGTATTTAGATCCTGCATTTGTTGCTCGCTGAATAAAATTCGCAAATAGTTCATACCTGATTTGCTAGTATTAACCCAGCCGCTCATTCTAAATTGCTTACCATCGATCGAAGCAGTACCGGTGTAGTCTGGCTGCGTTGGCTTATCCTTTTTTTGCTTAAAAAGGCTGCCGCTGTTGTTTTTTGTTTCCATAGTTTTAATTTGTTCAGATACCTCTGTCCCCAGGTTAATTTTTTTATATCTTTCAGGAATAATCATTGGTACTGTATTTACCCAACTAATCGAATGATGCAATCTCTGATTAGTAGTTACCATCATTGACACCTTAACCGAAGATGGCATCATCATAACCGTTGTAAACGATTTGCAGAATGTTCCATATTGTAAATATGCGTCAGTCATACCACCGGATGTTTTTTGAGTTGCAGCCTGATTTAATTGCACTGACGTAAATGTAAAAAATAACCCACCTCTTGATCCTATTGTAACGTATGCGTTTACGTCCTCGTTTAATTGACCTAAAAATTGATATGGCCTATTAACACTACAAAAAAATGAGTTCATAGCTTTGCGTTTCAATTTAGTTCCAGCGAACCCGCCTATATGATCACCTCCTTGCGAAAAAGCTATTGACAGGCAATTCGGAATATTTTTCATAAATTCAATAAATGTATCAAAAACCTTATTAATGTTTTTAATATATGGACCTCTTTCATATCTAAATGAAAAACCTGTATAGTCATCATCTAGTACCAAAAAATATTCTTTATTTAATTTTTTTGCTATATTAAAACAAGCGTTACGGGCGTGTGTAGTGGTTCTACGGTTATCAAAATTATTGCCTTCGTCAACTAGATCAGCCATTGCTTTTTTATCGAATACAATTACTTTATGCTCGCCATACTTTTTTTGATATTTATGTATTGTAGCATCTTCGTTATCTAGTATTAAATACCAGTCGCCGCTGTACGCGCACTTTTTTAACGAATTTAAAGTAAGTATTTTATCTGGCCTGCCGTGTGTTATAATAAACACTACAAAATTATTCGCCATATTCCTCTAAATATTGTTTGCGTATATCGTCGGATAATTTTACATAACCGTATTCGATTGCCTTTTCAAAATCTATTATTACAAGCGCGCTGCGTTCCATAAGCTGCTGCATTTCTTTTGATGCATGTGCATAATAGTCTGCAATTTTTTCGTAATTAAATACTGTATGCCTTTTTGCCGCGTCTATTAAAAAATTTTTTTCTTCATAAGATAAATTACTTTTATCAATTTCTTTCATTAGCCGATGCGTTTTAGACTTATCACATAATTCTAATAAATAAGGCTGCTTATTTTTTGGCTCGTATATCGGTGCTCCTATCTTTGTAGTATATTTTTGATCATCACCCGGTGCAAATTCCTTTCCAAATAAATTGATTTGTTTCATTTTTTTGTTTTTTTATTATTTATAGGTTGAATTGGCTCGATATACACTACCTGTTTCCATTGCCCGTTAAAATTGCTAATTGCTATTGTCTCAAAGTCCTCATCACTACGAAGATATTTTGGCCGTAAAACAAATTGCCCGACATCTCTATTTTTTTCAACTATCATTGTTGACTGGCTCCACCTATCCGTGTTACTACCTAGATGGCCAAGCGTTTCACCTTGTCCTTTGCCTAAGTGTAAAACGCCTATTAATAAAATATCATATTGTTTTGTAATTCTTTTAAGCCAGTTTGTAACAAGCCTTGTTTCGCGTGGGTCATTATAGTCTAAACATAGATCTAGCATTCCATCTACAAAAATACAGCTGCAGTCTTTATTTTCTATTAAGTACTGTTCGATCATTGCTCTAATTTTGCTCGGCATATCTTCGCGTAAGCTATATGCGTCAAAAGTAGATGGCAAGGACTTTTTATCAGCTAGTGTAATTATTTTATCGACTTGCCGATAAAAGTCAAAGCTGCTCATTTCTGTATCAAAATATCCTATTCTTGGCCGATCGTGAGGCAATTGTAGTTTCATTCCCCATATAGTTTGATAAACAGGAATCATAGCCGATGCAGCAACAGCTCCAATATATGTCGACTTACTTGCTTTAGGTAAGCCGCTAAATACAATATAGCTTTGTAAACAGCCAACAGTTTTACCTTGTATAGTAAAAATTGGTACTTGCTCGACAGGTTTATTAGCTGGATCATATCGCCTGCTATGTAAAAGTTCGCGTATATCGTTTGCCATTATTTTACATATTCCAGTAGCTGGATAGCCATAGCATAAAAAGTAAAATAATTAATAACCAAAATTTTGGGTTATTCAATAATACTAAGGACGTCTTTTTCATTTTCGTTGGTGTTAAGTTTTATAATAAGATCCTTTGCTGTCTTAATAGCTGCCTCTACTGGTGTAACTGGCTCGCCTTTGTCGGATAGCTTTTTAGTAGTTGATAATTCTAGGTAAAAAGGTAGCAGCTGAATAGTAAAGTACTCTAGCTTACTCATACCAGGGATAGGCGCAATAATGCGACCTAGATTATCTTGTGCTACTTGTGGCGGGAACGCAGGAGCGTTAAAAGTTTGGTTTTGCATAGTTGGATAAATTTTATAGATCTGTAAATAAAAAAAACTGTTTCAACTGCTATTATTACCAGCAGCATAATAGGATAACAAAATAGCCAGGTATAACTCCAGCTAATAACGCGATCAAATTTGCTCATAGTTTCCCTTATTAGCGTTAATTAACTGCCGCTGATAAAAGTCAATAGAATCATCAATTAGTGTGCGCAGTTCCATTTCTAGGTTAAAAGGAATAAGCCGTTGTTCTATTAGTATCCGGCTTTCGCAGTTAAAAGTTAGCTGAATCGCAATACGCTTAGTGTCTTTAAGATTAGATCCTAAAAATTGAAGCACTTTGATTTTGTCTTGCAGCATAGTTTTATACGCTGCCAGGTCGTTTGGTGTGGTCATACGGTTAGAATTTAAATGAATGTAGATCGTTTGTCAGTACAAATCTATAATACTTTATTTCATATAAAAAAAAAAAAATCTAGCTGTAAGTGGCTAGATTGAATAAAATGCTATAAATTAGTGAGTTATGACAAATACAACTCGGCTTCTTCTTTTCGCCTTCTTATTAGTCCTCGTGATACTACTTTACCTTTTGGCGTTGTCACTTTATTGAAATCTGCAAAATGTGCTGCTACTTCTTGATCGTTTGCACCAGCGTTTAATTTACGTAGTAATGTAGATCTGCTAAATGCTCCAACTCCTATATTATAGGCTAAACTTGTTAGCGCTGCTAACTGTCTATCATTTATAGGACGTTTTACTAAATTTTTTACGCTATTTTGTGTACTAGCTGTTACTAAATTTAACCAGCGCAATGCAGTTTCTTTTGTAATAACGTCACCCTCTTTTATTCTTGTTCCAGTTTCGGGATTGTATGTAGATCCGTAACCAATAGTCCAAATGCCTGCGCTGTCTTTATAGGCTTTTAAACGTATGTTTTCAAAATTTGCTATTATTTTTGCTGCACTCACTTTACTACTAATTAAAATAAGTCCTACAATAGCCAGGGCAATTATATAATTTTTGTACTTGCCCATTCATTACAGACCTGTTTTATCAAAATCTTTAGCTGCGGTAAGGCCCAGGCCTGCGCCAATTGTGCTAATACCAGTAACCAGGTCGCCTTTTAGTATGGCTGCTACGCCGCCAATAATAGTAGCAAAACCAAAAAATGTCGTTTTCCAGTTTTTAAATAGCTTTTTCATAATGACGTATTTTTAAATTTTTGTATAATAACGTCCAGCTTAGTTTCTAAGCGGATAAGACGCTCTGCGTGGTCGTCGTGCTTTGCCTGCTTTTCCTCTAGCGCTTTTACGCGCTGATTAAGTACGGCCCAGCTAGCACCAGCGCCAAAAACGCTACTGATTACTATCGTTATTATTTGTGGATCCACTTTCCTTCTGTTTTTTTGTTTCCTCTGCGATTTGCAGGTTAGTTTCACGCAGCTTTGCTTGAAGCCATTCAATGTTAGCCAGTAAGTCGTAAGCTGCTGCTTTTAGTGTTTGTAGTTTGTCCATTTTTTTAAGGTATTAAGGTTAAATTTAACTGCGTGCAAATATACTCATAAGCAGCTAAATTAATATCTGCCGACTGGCCCCAGGCTGTGTAGTCAGCGCCGCTTATTGTAGTGTTACCTTGCGTAAGGCTTTGTTTTGTTTCTGCGCCTTCGCTATCAGTAGTTACTTTACTAATATTCCAGTAAAACTGCGCATAGTCTGATAGATTGTCATTTACTATACTAGCGTCAATATAGTTGCCAGTTTCGCTTTGTCCGTTTTGCCAGATCTGTACTGGCTGAATTGAATATCCCATTTTTTTTATTTTTTATGCTATTGTGATTGTAGGTGCAGTTTCGTTTTGATCGCCAACTAAAAGTCCTACTGTTATATCCGCTTGATTTGCTGAATTGTAAGTTATTGTAAAGGTTAAACTTCCAACATTACTAGTAATAGCTGAAATAGTTAAATTAACATTACTATTATTTCTTACTATTTCAACTGCATTCATTACGCTATTTCCATAACCACCGCATATCCATTCAGCTACAGATTGATAACCAGTACCATTACCATAAACACCGCAAAAGATTTTAATAAAACCGTTAGTGCTTGGGTTACTAATAGTTACAGTTTTTGTTCCATTAACAACACTATTAACAGCAGAAATTAAAAAACCTTTACTATTATATTGAATTAGTCCTGTAGTTTTTGTAGTTCCATTAACCTGCAATTTTTGGCCCGCGTCTGTCGTTGTGCCGATTAGTACGTTGCCGACACTTGTTATTCTCATTCGCTCGGAGACATTAGTTTTTAATGCTAAATAGCCATTTGCAGTATTATTAAATTCTACATT